CAAGGATGAGATGGAAAAAAGACGAAAAGAAGCAAACAAGATGGTAAAAGGTGTCTTTAGATGCCACGAGCCAAGAGGCGGTAACGTCACTCTAGTTTGGAGAGAGTTCAAAGGCGACCCAATTCGTCGTTATACGATGTATGACGGTCAAGAATATGAGATTCCTACAGGACTTGCCAAGCATCTTAACAGCAATTGTAATTACAACATCCATGGTCATATTCTAGGCCCAGATGGTAACCCTCTTGTTGATAAGAAAGGTAAGAAAATCTCACGTATGAACTTCGAGAGTATGGAGTTTTATGAATGACAATCTATGCACCGTCATTCTTTAAGCTAAGTGATGCAGATTACTTACCTAAACGTCGTGAGATTTCCGACGTTACTTTAGCTATTGAGCCTACAGTAACGACAACAGAAGCTCACGGGTACGCGGTAGGCCAACTTGTACGGCTTCATGTTGATAAGAGATATGGCATGGATATAGAAGGGAAGAAAGCAACGGTGTTAAGTGTCCCCACTACTACGACGTTTACCGTGGATTATGACACAAGTGCATTGTCAACATACGTAACCCCGACTTATTCGGGAGGAAACGGCTTTACTCAAAGTCATGTAGTTCCAATAACCGGAGTTGAAAAGAATGAGGCAACATAGTACTATGTGTGATATTTCAACCAAATTTGTAGGTATCACATGGAACAAAAAAGGAAATGCAGCACATGTCAAATAGAATTACCACTCCACTCGTTTCATCGAAACAGAAAAATGCCCTTAGGAAGAGTTTACAATTGCCGAGATTGTCGAAAAAAGGAAACACAAGTAAGCCCGGAACAACTGGAGGTGTCTCTAAAGGAAAGGGACGAACGATTAAGGGAATTGGGTAAATCAAGTAAAGGAAGATTGTGGAGCGAAGCACATAGAAAAAAAATGGCAATCGGAGCATCAAATAGATGGACACAGGAAGATTTAAATGAAAGTCGAGCAAAAGTTGTGTACTACAATTACAAGAGAAGAGGGTATAAAAATGATTTTGAATCATTTAAGGAAATTACACAACAAAATTGCAAGTATTGTGGTATCGGACCTTCTATTGTGTCTAAGGGTTGTCGCGACAAACGAGTTAAATTTGTGTCTAGAATAGGCATATATAAATATAACTCTATAGATAGGGTGGATAATGACAAAGGATATATCAAAGGGAATATGGTGCCTTGTTGTGACATATGTAACAAAGCAAAACGAAATCTTCCACTAGAAACATTTTTAGCATGGATAGAGAGGTTTAAAAAATGAGTACACTACAAAGAATAAGAAAGAAGGTAAGACGTCTAACGGCTACTCCTTCAACAATACAACTTCCTGATAGTGAAATTGACGAATACATAGACACATTTTACCTTCAAGATTTACCAGCCCATTTAAAACTATGGAATTTACACGATACATATGAGTTCTACACACAACAACAAGAGGATAGGTACACTCTACCCGTCAATACTTATACTAGCGTCTCACCCCCTGTGTATATCGCCGGTTACCAGTCGTTTTATACTCAGCTTAGGGAGCAATTTTTTAACATCTATCCTAAGCTAAATTACTCTCAAGACGTAGGAAGTGGGAACGGTACGGCAGGCCCGTACACTTTCACTTTAACAAACGTTCCATGTTTAAAAAGGGAGTTTCTCGTAAGTGCGGTAGATACGAATAACGTTACGAGAACACTAGTCGATGTACCTGTAACAGACCTAACGGGTAACCTTGTAGCGGAAGGGACAACAACACCTAACGTAGGGACAATTAATTACGTCACAGGAGCTGTAACAGTCACCACTTTTGGTGATACTATAGACTCTGGAGAAACTATCAACGCTCAATACGTACCATACGAGGCAAACAGGCCGACAGCGATGCTTTTCTATGATGACGAGATGATTTTGAGACCGGTACCAGACAAAGCATATAAGGTTACAGTAGAAGTTTACCGTACGCCATCTCAACTACTAGACGTAGCGGGAGACGAGCCGGATATACAACAGTGGTGGCAGTATATAGCGTTTGGCGCAGCATACAAGATTCTAGAAGACCGGCAGGATACCGAGACTATGCAAGCACTTGCAGCACGCTTAGACGAGCAAAAACAGCTTGTCTTACACCGTACCGTTGAGCAATTGACGCCTCAAAGAACGGAAACCATATTTTCTGAGCAGACTAGCAACTATTTTGGTAACAGCTTTAGGAGTGGCATGTAATGACGTACAACCCCTCTATTCCACAGCCTAATGACTTCATAAGTCAGACACAAAAACAAGCGTTGATTAATTACAGTGAAATAAACTTGCAGTATGCGTTTGACCATGTCTCGTTGACGGACTCAGTGGATTTGAATAGAGGTAAGCATAAAAAAGTTACCTTTCAAGAGCAATCGGGAGACCAGACAACAGGTGCGACCGATTACGCGGCATACTCTAAAGATGACAGTGGACAGCCAAGTTTATACGGAAGGCCAGAGAGCGACGGAACCGTTTACAAGTGGACAAGTAGCGGACATGTTGCACCGGCATTGAGACTTGAAGCATTCGTTATATTTGACCAAGAGGGCAACATATTAAAGAACAAAGACGAAGTAGAACTAAAGATGAACGTAGATACCGTTGTACCTAGTCAACCCTTATTCAACGGAAGGAACGTTAGGGATGATTGGACGGTTACCTTTGAAAACAACATTACAACCGATAAGTTCTTTTGGGTAATCACTCCGTTTTATTGGGCTTTTACCGAGTCATTTAACTTTGAAGATAGCGCTTTTGACTCATCTACTCCTTACATGTTTGGTACTTATGCTCAAGCGGTCACCGCAGGAATGATAAGAATAATGACTAAGACGGTTAGTGGACTTTCAACAGCAGCACAAAGACATACCGGCTTAATCCATTTACAAGTTTATACAGTGGGGTAATACATGACATATAATCCAGAAATCCCGAAAGCTAAAGATGTGATGGCCGATTCCCAAGGGGATATGCTCACAAACTTTACACAGCTCAATACCATATATGGTACAGCGGGAGACCATGTAGCCTTTAACGCTGCATCGGGAGCAGGTAAGCACAAAAAGGTCACCTTTCTAAGCCAAGGTAGCGACCCTGATGCCGATTCTCCAGAGACAAGAGAGAATGAGCTAGCATTATTTGCATTGGAAGACGGTACAGATACAGAGCTTTATTTAAGAAAAGAGTCAAACGGAGACGTCAATCAATTCACAAAAGACGGTGAGCTTTACCTAGGTGTACACCCTGTTTTTGCTCTTAATCTATCAGATACCGCACCTAGTGCAAATACAGGAGCTGGCACATACAATTTCACAGTGAATAACAGCTTTAACCTAGATACAGCACTCACGAGACGATTGACAGCTAGTCGATGCCATTACCGTTTTTACTTTACTAACGGTGTAGTGGACGCAGCGGGCAACCCGACAAATAAGTACCTTTTCTATGCCAATGGGTTTTTAAACTCATCTAATCCAGTGATAGGAAAAGTTCCCAATACAGCTAACTACGATGCTGAGGTAGACGCGAGTTACATTGACATAGAGTTTGTAAACCAAAACAACTCAAAGGTCAGCAGTCTAACAGGCGCAACAATCTTATGTTGGAGAGTTCAATAATGCCAATGTACAAGCCCACAGCCATAGCATACCAAGAGAGCGGATTAGTTCGGGATAGGCAAGCTTTTGTCACCCCTAACGATGCCTACGTAGAGCTTGAAAATGCTTATGTTTGGAGGGGTATAACAAAGAGACGTAACGGGTATGATTTGCTCGGTCGTCTTCGAAGAGTTTTAAGTACATTTACCTACTTCACTACCGGAGCTTCTCCATGGTCAATTAACCTATTAAGTGAGAGTGGAGGAATACAAGCTATTGATATTTCGGGCGCTCCAACTTTGATTATTACTACAGGTGGACAACACGGCCTTTCAAATGGTGACCAAGTAGTATTTACGGGAGTAGGGGGAACAACACAGCTAAACGGTAACACATATACAATAGCAAATGTTACTACAGATACATTTGAGGTTACGCAAGCCGGACCCGGAGCTTTTACAAGTGGCGGGTTTTGGTTTTCTAATAGGTCATTAGCAACCCAAGAGCCAGATGCTAATATAGAATGTGGTTCCGTAGTTATCACTCTAGATGTAGGAGTGACAGACGAAGTATTAACAGACCAAGGAGACGGAACACTAACAAGCGCGGGCGCTTCATCCGGAACCATCAATTATAGTACCGGTGCTATTGTCATAACGCACGCTTACGGCGCAGGGGTAGCGGTGTCAGTTGCCATGAACTATTTTCCTGCACTTCCTGTGATGGGGATTTGTCAAAGAGAGTTGAATACAATCAATCTTGAAGACATGGTTTGTTTTGATACGAAATACTCTTATCAATTTTCATCCGGAAGTGGTTTCAGTGAAACCGCTAGTACTTTTCCTGTGAAATGGCAAGGGGATGATGTTGAGTTTTTTTGGTGGTCAAATTACTACTTCGATGCCAACCAAAATAAATACTTTTGGGTAACAAATGGTAATAACGGAGGGACGGTAGGAACAAGCGACCCTATTAGGTATTATAATGGGACAACGTGGAATACAACAGCGTTTTTACCCTCACTTAAAAGCACAGCGGCAACAGGATACTTGATAACCGCGGAGCTAATTATACCCTATCGCGGAAGGCTTGTAGCCTTGAACACAACAGAGGCATCTAATAATACATCGGCAACAGCGACAACAAATCATCCAAACCGGGCCAGATGGTCGCAAAACGGTGACCCAACAAATATAGCAGCTTCAACAACGGGTGGTTGGATTGACGATATTCAAGGTTACGGAGGATTTGTAGACGCTCCAACAAACGAATCAATCATATCAGCCGCTTTTATTAGAGATACGTTAATCGTTTTCTTTGAGCGTTCAACATGGAAATTACGCTACACAGGTAATGAAATCCTCCCGTTTGTATTTGAGCGTATCAACATAGAATTAGGCGCAGAGTCCCAGTTTTCACCCATTAAGTTTGATGAAGGAGTGCTAGCCGTAGGTGATAAAGGAATCATCACTTGTAACGGTAACAACGTAAAGAGAATTGATGAAAACGTAAGGGATGAAGTCTTTAAGATTCATAACGGTAATAACGGCGTTCAAAGGGTACACGGTATAAGAAACTTCTTCGAACAGGTCGTTTACTGGACTTTTCCTAGCGCAGATGTAAACGGAAAATTCCCTAATCGAATCCTTTTATACAACTATGATAATCAAACATGGGCCTTCTTTAAGGATAGTTTCACAGTATTTGGCACCTACCAAGCGACAACAGATAAACGATGGAGCGACCTTACGGATGAGACTTGGGAATCCTACTTAAATACTTGGGACTCTGGAAAGATTCAAAGTGCTTTTCCTCAGATTGTAGGGGGTAACCAACAAGGTTATATAGAAATTCTCAATCAAAAGATTGTCAATGATGCTTCTCTATTTATCAAGTCAATAGCAGCAGGGCCACCAACGGTATTTACCTCACCTAATCACAACTTAGAGAATGGGGATATAGTAGAGATATCCGGTATAGTTTCACTTGCCTCGACCGATGCAGACGACTTGAACGGTTACCGATTTGTTGTAACGGGGGTTGACAACCAAGCAGCACCGAATGACTTTCAATTAAAAAAGAAGCCGAGATTTACGGTAACCGCAGTTACAAAAGCAGAAAATGCAGTAATAACGGCACCGGGCCATAATCTAGGAATTGGAGACTATGCACAGTTTGCTAATCTAGGAGGGATGACCGAGCTTAATAACCAGACCGGAAAGGTCATAGCTGTTAGCGGAACTACTTTCACAATCGACATTAATTCTCTTGGCTTTACAACCTATACCACAGGTGGAACAGTAGAAAACTTGATGGGACTGACGGAGGCTGTTACTGCAACAGGTGGAGCGGACTATTTAGGGTGCGGACAGATAAGCAAAGTCGAAAGTTTTAGAATACGCTCCAAAAAATTTAACATGCTCAATGTAGGACGTAAAACACAACTCGGGTACATGGATTTCTTTGTTGATAAGACAGAAAATGGAGAGGTAGACGTACCGGTATTTGTAGATTACAACGAAGACCAAAGGGTCAATGAGCGTGGTAGTGATTCCTTTTTCAATTGGGGTTTTGAAACAAGCCTTAATGATTTTTCTACAGCTAACCAGTCTAAAGAATGGCACCGCATGTATTGTAATACAGAGGCGGCATATTTTCAGTATGAGCTAAACCTAGATGAAGCACAGACACTTTCAAAAGAGATACAAGGGAGCGGGTTCAATCTTAACGCTATCATCATATGGCATGAAAAAGGAGGAAGATTAGTACGATGAGTTTTCTACCTCCAAACGCTGAACAAAGCTTTATCCCGAATGATTTGATAATCCCTGATGATTGGGGTGAAGCGAATTTAATTCTTACTGACTACTTTAGGAATGTCGTAGATGCCTTGAATGATAAAGAGATAGCCCAGTACAACACAACACAGCTAGTGACAGGTCAAAAGTGGTTTACTCCCGGGGATGCGACAAAGCTTAGGTATGTGTACCGTAAAGTGATAGATTTGGGTGGATTAAATGATTTTACAGCAGCAAACCCACAGAATACAGCTCATGGGATTGATATTACGGCAAATACCATTGTAACAAAGATTTACGGAGCAGCTACAGACCCTAGCACTGAGTTTATCCCACTTCCATTTATTGACATGA